TATATCGAGGCGGACATCAGCATGGAGTCCATGAGCATTTCGGTGAACCCCGACGACCCATTGACTGCTGAGATTGGTTACTCAGTCAGCAATGTTGCCCATCTGTTCAAGACGGCAATTAGCTGATTCAATTAGGGTTCATCCCCCATCACCCCAGCCTCGCAGTATTGCGGGGCTTTTTTCTTGGGTAAGCTCAATGCGGGCGCTGTTGAGCTGCACCCAGGGCGCGAGGGGGGTGGTGCTTACCTCCCCTTACGCCTGAGCTATTGTCATTCCGTAAGCACAACATCATCATGCGCCAATTAGACCGGCTGCTGGAGGTAGCGGCACGCAATAACAAGCTCACCAAAAAGACGGTGATGCTTGATGGTGAGGATTTCACCTTTTGGCATAAGCCAATGACCATCGCTGAATATCAGGAGGCGAAGGCCAAATCCAAAAATCCAGAAGACGAGCTTGAGGCTGCAATTCGTCTGTTCGTCAAAAAGGCATTGGATGAAAATGGCAGCCCGCAGTATCAGGTGGATGCCATTCCGGTGTTGACCAAAGTGCTGCCATTGAGCCTGGCGAGCGAACTGTTGGGCGCGATGCAGGCAGGCGAAGAAGAAGAGGAAGAGGAGACCTTGGACATGAAAAGTCCTGGTAAGTCAACTAAAAAAGGATGACGTACTGCTGGCCCAACTGCATGTAGCAAAAGAGTTGGGCATGAGCCTGACTCAACTGCGGCATGAGATGACCTTTGAGGAAGTTTGGCTTTGGTGCGCTTACTTCCAGTTGATGGGTGAACAGCAGGAAGAAGCCAACCGAAAAGCGCAAAGACTCCGCCGTTAGACTTGGTTATCGGCGGATTTTTTTGTGGCTACAACCGCGCCAATCATTCTTCCGATTCAGACGCCTGGCTTGTCGCAGCTCGACAAGATGGCGTCGAAGATGAAGGCGCTGGAAAAGCAGGTTGAGCAATTAACAGTTGATCTGGTCAGAAATTCAAAGGCGACAAAGGCAACAGGCAAGGCAGCGGCTACTGCGTCGGGCAATATTCAGCGTTTCGGTATTGCGTTTCGGTCAACGCTTGGTTCTGTGGTCGCGTTTTATGGCGCTATCAGGATCGCGAATAACTCTCTGGCTTTATTGGGCAAGCGTGAGGCTGACGTTAAAACGCTGCGCAATGGCCTATCGAAACTTGGTGAGGGCGAGTCGACCTTGCAGAAGCTGCAAAAGGCAGCGGATAAGTTCGGCGATTCAACGCTGTTCAACCAAGAGGATTTCACCAAGGCTGCTGGCGTGTTGACCAGCTTTACTGACATTGCCGTAAAGGATTATGAGCGTGTCATCAACGTTGCTGGCGACCTGGCGGAAACGAACGGTGGTGCCGTCAAGGACAGCCTGTTGCAGTTGGCTAAGGCATTAAATGCCCCTTCGCAAAACCTGTCAGCCCTGAGTCGTTCCGGTATTCAGTTCACAGAACAACAGAAGGCACAAATCAAAGTTCTGGAATCAACTGGTCGTTCGCTAGAAGCCCAAAGCATCATCCTGAAAGAGATTGAACGCCAATACGGCGGCAATGCCAAGGCGGCGGCAGATGGATTCGCTGGTGCGTTGGACACGCTAGGTGAAAACACCAGAGATCTACAGGAGACATTTGCCAAGGGCATTCTGCCGTTGGCGCAGAGGTTTGTTGAGGGAGCAAGTGATCTGGCGGCAGCCTTTTCTCAACTTGACCCCAAAATCATCGAAGTAACGGCCTCTATTGGCTTGTTGATTGTTGGCGTGAAAACGCTAGAGGCAGCGTTCAAGGCGTTAATTGGCACCAAGCTGGTAACTTTCTTTGCGCCAATCGTCGACCAATTAAGCCTAGGAAATATCCAGTTTGCTCTGTTCATTACCAAGACAAAACTGGCAACGATTGCGATTGCTGGCTTGAAACTTGCTTTGGCATCCCTTGGCCTTGGTTTGATTATTCTTGCCGTTGGTGCATTGGTCAACAAAATTGTTGAGTGGACCAGTGCAAACAAGAACGCAACTTTAGAGCAGGAAAAATTAAATCAATCTCAAGAGCGATTTAGGAATATATTGAGCTCTGGCTCAATCCCTGCGCTACAAAAAGAAATTGCTGCGATCGCTGAAAGCACCAGGGCGTTGATTGCTAAAAAAACTACTTTGCAAGAAGACTCAAAAGAGCGAAAAATAAACAACGATCGAATGGTGGCCTTGCAGAAAGAATTAAAGCGATTGATTCAACTTAGAAAAGAAGAACTTGCTGTACTCGCTGTGAGCGGCAAAAAGACTGCAAACGCCAAAGCAAAAACTGATCTTCAGCGTGAAACACAACTGTTAGAGAATCGCACGAAACTGCAAGGTGCTTACTTTGAGGCAGAGGGTAAAATTCTGGAGCTACAAAAACAGCGGGCGACACAACAAAATGACATCGTAGCGATTTATCAGATTGAGGTTAAGCAGGCTGAGCTGGTCTATAAACAAACATTGGCGCAAATCAGGGCTGAAGTTCAAAAGGCTCAGCTAAAAGTCAAGCAAGTTGAGTTGAACACAAAGGAACTTCAGGTTCAGCTGTTAATCAAAAAAGCAAAAGAGGACCTGAAGCTTGAAGACAGATTGGCGTACAAGGCGCAACTGGAAACCGTTCAATTGGCCAAAGAAAACCTTTCGCAGGTCAGGCAAATTGCTGTTGAACAGACGCGTGGAGCCCAGGCTGTATTTGCAGCCAGCACTGAAGCAGCACGGTACGGCTACAACCAGGCGTATGTGGCGCAACAGGCAGAGCGCACGGCAACGGCGCAGCAGCGTGGTGCCAGTGCCCTGGAACGGCAGGCAAAGGCTGCTAGCAGCATGGGTGGTAGTGGTGGTGGTGGTGGTTCAGGCTCTGGTGACACCTGGATGATTGAAGGAAAGAAATACACCTTCCAGGGGAGCAAAACCGCAGCGAATGGTGGGGCCACCATCATCAACAAATCACATCCTTTCGCTTCGACTGCCCCAAGTCATTTGTGGGGTGCATCTAAGCCGAAAGGATATGCAGAAGGCGGTTACGTCAGCGGGCCGACCAATGCATTACTCGGCGAAGGTGGCGAAAGTGAATACGTGATTCCGTCCAGCAAAATGGATTCGGCCATGGCCCGTTACGCCAAAGGCGCACGCGGTGAATCAGTTACTGGTGGTGGCGGCCAGAAGAACAGCAAGGTCGGCGGTGGCGCTGTCGTCAATGTGAACACCGGTCCGGTGATGCGTATGAATAACAAGGATTACGTCACTGTGAGTGACCTGAACAGCGCCCTGGGCAGCGTTGCGTCAGCCATGGGTGGCAGCGGTGGCAACTACGGCGGCAGCGCAAGGGTGAGCTAATGGCAACGCAGTTTTACTGGCAACAGGTTGAGGTACTCAGTACCGGGTACGTCGCGCAAAACGCTGACCTGAACGCTCCTAATTTTGTGCCATTCAGCTGCAGTGAATATTCTGATAACTCAGAGGGCGATGACTCTGGCCTGACGTTGGTCTTTGCCATCGGCACTTTTGATCAAGTCACGCTGGAGAAGTGGATTAACGATGCCCTGCAAGTTGTCGTTACTTGTTCCAAGGGCGACCCGGTCGGTGCGCAGCTGGATACGAGGTGGAAATTCCAGGGGCAAGTTACTGACGCGTCGTTGACACTGAACAACATTGTTTTGACGATTGGCAGTCCACTTCGTCCCGCCACAAATAACGAGGCACCTGGCATGGTTCCGCCGCGCAGTTTGATGTCAGACATCGCCGGTAGACTGCCGATAGCACGACGCTGACCATGGGACGAAAGGGCTCGGCGTACAAATTTCTCAAAAAAAATGGTTTTGGAAAGCCAGGAAAAGCCAGCAACGTTGCTGCGCCTGGCACCTATGGAGGCCAAACAACACAGCCGCAACCTTCGACTTATGGGCTGAATGCCGCTAACCAGCAATTAGCAGAGCTGGGCGAACCAATTCCGCTGCTTTTTGGCAACCGTCGCAATGGCAATGGAGGTTTCATCCATACGCCATCGCTGGTCTACCAACGGATGTATAGCCAAGGCTCGTTTCAAGAGACCCGAATCGGCTTTGTTGTTGGTGAGGGCGGTGAAGAGCTAGAAAAGCCCAGCAAGCGTGGCATCCGCCTGGGCAAGGATTTGCTGAATGCCCAGCAACCTGATTTCTATCAAATTCGATTCACTGACGGCAAGGGACCAAACAATCAGCCCGACTACGGAAACACTGACCCCTGGGGCCAGAAATACATTGCTCCTGACACGTTGGATGCCAGCGACAAATTTCTGGTGGTCCGCGATCCCGACCGGGAAGTCAAGGGTTTTTCACAGTGCTACGACCCTGGTAAATCGTTTGGGCTTGAGAGTGAGCAGCCCGACTGTGCGCAAACCTATGACCAAGAATTCACATCGCTGATTCCTTTTCCCAGTTTTGATGCGTCGCCGTTAATCAAGTACAGCCCAGTCGATGCGTCAATCGGCAATACACGCAACTGCCGGACGACGGAGTTTGGCTTTGCTATTGACCTGCCGCAGCCTGCAGCTGTTGCGCAGGAAGAAAGCCCAAATGGCGTGCCTGTAGGCAGCCAGTGGAAGTTCGTAAAGGGGCGTGTGGGTGGTATTCCTTTCTCTTATCGACTTTGCACGCAATACGATTTTGGCGGCATAGCGATAGATCCACAAACGGGTCTGCCGTTGATTGTTGGCAACGCATTTCAACTGGCTCCCGGAAGCAAGGTCGAGGTCATTTCTAATGACACAGCGTTTTATGCGTTGTATCGCCGTTATTACAAGAGGTACGGGCAGGAAGCACTGTCAAAAATGTATAGCAAGTTTGTGAAGTCATGGGGTCAATATATCCTTTTCATCAATCGGAAAAAATTGCCTTCGCCTATTTATGCGCTGAATACCAGATATTTCGATGATCCTGATGGCTGGCTTGCGTACATGGAGCGCACCGACGGGCAATTTTCACCAACTAATTACAACTCTCTCGACCCGTGTGAAACCGCTGAGCTTGACCCTGAAGCACTGCTGGACCCAAAGGTTCCAAAGCTCTTTTTCAAGCTCTTTTATCGCAAGCTTGATGATCAGGATGATGACTGGCATCCGGTATGTAGGGAGCAGTTTTGCCTGCTGAGTCCTGATGCCTCAACCCTTTATGCCAGTGTCCAGGTGCATCACCCTGGCTTGCGTGAACAGGCGTATGAGTACAGGTTCAAAGCAACAACGCCGCTGCAATATGAAACCGATAGTCAGGCGGTTTACGAACGGTGCAAGTATGGAATGAAGACCGGCGCAGGCACGACCAATCAAAAGTCCTATGTGCTGTATCCGAAAGGTCAGCGAGAAGTAAGCGTGAACGGCCTGGATGGTTTCAAGTTGACATTCAGAGGCTTGATTGAGGACGTTGTATCCGAAACCAAGCTTGATGCGCAGGCGACCAACTTCAAGTGCGAAATTTCTTATGTCAACGAGTTCCTCAAGGATGTCACTCCCAAGTACCCGTACATGAGCACCGGAGTATTGGAAGTGCGGGCGGGCAAGGGGCTGTCATCGCTGGAACAACTTTCGATGTTCTATGCCAACGGGATGGAAATCAAGAGGTGTGACCTGACCGATGGCCCATCGGACCTGTTTGGCGACCTTGTTTTTTATCTGCTGCATCAGTACCCAGGCAACATCCCCGGCCCTGTTAAACCGAGTCAGTTCAACCGTGGGTCATTTATCAAGGCAAACGATTACACCGAATCCAAAAACCTCAAATACAACGGCGTTATTTCACAACGCGCTGGCATCCATGAGTTCATCAGCGAGCACGCGAAATACTTCCTGCTGCGGTTTGGCACCAGGAATGGCGAGTATTACTTGTTCCCTGCGCTTAACGATTCCGAAACCAATACGCCTGCTGCAAGTGCTGGGCAGGTGGTGACGATGGACATGATCGATGCCGAGAGTTACACGATTGAGTACGCGACGTTGAGCCAGCGGGAAGAAGGGCGGATGCAAGTGATTTGGCGTCAGCAGGAGCGCAACATGCCTGGCGTGAACCAGTCGGTCACAGTGCAGCCAAGGGGCTACACCGGCACCAACAAAACGACGCATGACATCTCGGGCTTCTGTACTTCAAAGGAACACGCCATAACGGTGGCTCGTTACCTATCGGCCATGCGCAATGAACAGGACCGGGTCGCAACTTTTAGCTGTGCAGACCAAGGCGTTGATCTGACTCCAGGTCGCCTATTTGTTTTTGATCTAAAAGTCGAAACAAGTGCAGGCACTGTTTACACCAACACGGACCAATATCAGGTCACCAGCTGCACCTATCGTGATGACGGCATGCTCGATGTCAGGGCGGCCTACATGCCAGTCGGCATCAACGATATGGTTTTTGACAACCAAACTTACGAAGAGGTCGATTGATGTCTTTTCCTGCTTTGGAGCCAACAGCACGAACCTGGGTTGCTGGTGCCCCAGGGCAAGGTTCATTCGTTTCTGCCAGTGGCATTGAAGTGCGAACGCTGTATGGGGCGAACGCTTACGGGCAGGTGCTAACGCTCAACTACTCGAACATCACCGAGGACGATGCTCGGTTGTTCGACACACATTTCACGTCTGTCCGTGGGTCGTTTACGGCCTTCACTTTGCCGCCTGCAACTTATGCCGGAATGTCCCAGCAGTTCGCGCCTGAAAACATGACTTGGCGCTATGGCGGCCCACCTGAAATTGAATCTGTTCAACCCAATCGCCATAACGTCAGCATCAGCCTCATTTGTGTGTCGGGCTAACATTGACTCATGGCTAAGTATTTCACTGGCATTGATGGCGCTTTGCTGCTGGATGGCAAGCAAGTAGCCAAGATTGCGACTTGGTCGTTCAACGCCACGACCTCGTCGTTGGAAACAACAACGCTCGGCAAGTACGCCAGGGAATACGTTCACGGAATCCAGTCATATAGCGGGTCGGCTGTCGTCTACTACTACACCGACAACAATGGCGTGCTGGATGGCAAAACACTGCTTGATGAGGTGATACGGACTGGGCCGCCGGACATGACACCCGTTCATTCCATGACGTTGCGATTGCAGGAGACACCGCCGCGTCAGGTGACGTTCAAGGTTGTGATTACGTCCGCATCGCTGTCGGCTGCGCCTGGTGAATTGGTCACAGCTCAAATCTCATTTGTGGTTACAGAGCCATTGAGCGATGCGTCGCTGGCGGCCTAATGACTGTTTACCTGGGCGATTCTGGCTATATCGAGATTGGCCGGACCACTGACGGGAACTACGTTTTCGGTGATATTGACCCGGCGGACGTGGCTGCCAATGTCAATCGTTTCAGCTTTGGCTACCGGGAAAACGAGTTCAA